CGGGGTTCTCGCGCTCGGATTTACCGCGCTTCTCGCGGTGAGCGGTTGTACCGCCGCTAACGAGCGGGACCTGGAGGGTGTGAACATCCAGAACCCCGCGAAGGCGGAGATCTACGCGAACCTGGACGGTCACCCCAACATCGTTCGGCTCTGCGTCGACGGCGTTGCGCTGCTGACCACGACCCGCGAGCTCGACGGAGTCCAGCGGATCCCCGAGTGGGACGCGTGGTGCAAGTCGTGAGCGTCGCCGACCAGAAGTTCACTGTCGCGACGGAGGCTGAGATCCAAAGTCGTATCGATCGTCGCTGGAACTGGACCGTCCGCTGGGTATCGCTACTGGTCGCCGCGGTTCTCGGCGGTTCGGTGTTCTTCATCGTCCAGGGGTGCCAGCACCAGATGACCCGGGACGGCTCGAACGCCCAGCTCTGCATCGGACGGGGCGGCTCGTGGGTCGACGGCGACTGCGTGATGCCGCGTGACCGGTGAGCAGCTTCTCGTTGGCGTCGGGATCGTCCTCTGCGTCATCATGGTGATCCTGACCGGGATCCTGATCTGCGGCTCGCTGGGTCAAGACCTCGGGTGGTGGACGGTTCCGTAAAAGATCTCACTCATATCTCACCGCGGTGGTTGACACCGTGGTGAGATATGAGTATAATTGAACTAGACCGTAGACGAGAGGAAAATTACATGTGGGTAATGACGTCCTTCGGGATTCTGATGCCAACGCTTCGTCCGCCGCAGACCGTACCGAAGGATGACCCGCGAACCGTCCAGATCAGGGCACGGGTCGCCGGTCACCTAGACGTCCTGCGGGAGCGGTACATGCCCGCCACGCTCGGCCCCACGATCGAGCTGCCGAACACCGACTACGAGTTTCGCGCGTACTGCACGCCCGTCGACTGGGCGACCGCGCTGGCTCAGATCTCGCTCGAGATCGACTACGTCAAGTTCAAGCCGACCGCCGAGGGCCACGCGCTGCACACGCTGTACAACCGCATCTGGGCCGTGATGTTCGAGTTCATGTCGACGCCCAAGCACCGGAGTGAGTACTGGTCCGCGCAGAAGGTCACCACGACCACCGTCACGACCCAGCGACTGGGTCGGGTGGGCGAGTGGGAGATCGACTGGGGCAGCGACGCCGACCTCGAGGTGAACTCTGAGTGGGACGACGACTGGTCCTCCCCGATCACCCGGGCCAGCGGTCAGCTCGATCACCGCAGCTGCGCACACGCCACTACGAAGGGTGCTCGCCGGCGTTGCCGGCGGCGCTGGCTGAACCGTAACCGTTGACACGACACCATTAGTATGATATGATAGAATCTCAACCGGGTGGGACGGAGCGGGAGGAACGGAACGCCTCCCGCCCACCCGGGGGACATGGGCCAGAGCTCTTGGGTGGAGCTCTCTGCGGAGATGGTGTGGGTTCGATTCCCACCTGGTCCACGGGCCTAATGGTGGCAACGTGGGAAAGCCTCCACGTTCCGGTTCGACGCCGGGTGGGCTCTCGCGGCGCGTTGGGTAGCTCCCGACGCGAAGTCGAACGGTGACACGTCGCACGTGGTAAAATGATCACACCGTTCGTCGAGCTCTGCAGGGCTCGTGGAGAGACGTGGTGTAGTGGCGCACAAGGCCCTCTCGACGGGATCCCGGCGGTTATCCGCCTCCCGTCTGGGGGCCCAGGAGTGAGGTTCGAATCCTCACCGTCTCACGCACGAAGGAGGTGCAACGATGGATCAGGCAAAGGCTCTTCGCATGATCGAGACCATTGTCTCGACTCACCTAGAGATGATCGGCGTCGAGTGCGGCCCGGGCGCGTCCCAGGCCATGCGAGAGGCCGTGGTCGACATCCAGGGTCTCATTCGTGAGATCTTCCAGGACGTCGCCGACGAGGCGCGGGCGACCGCGGACCCCGTCATCGACGAGGTGTACCGGCGCAACCGCGACCGGGAGATTCTGGGGCCGGGCGCATAGCGCCCGGTTTTCCGGTTGCACCATAATGAGACTTATTGTACAATAGACATAGACGGTAGACCAACGAGAGGAGCACCAAGTGGACATCAAGTGGATTCGGCGAGACAGCGGCTGGCACACCTTCCACATGCTGGCCGACGGGAATCGCCCCGTCCTAGCGATGTTCGTCAACGAGAACGATCCCGAGCTAGTCATCTGGGTCGGCGACCCGCGTCTCGCGCACCTGATCAAGGAGACGTGGACCGGCGCCCAGCAGACCCTCGGCCGGGCCCACACCCACCCCAAGATCGACGAGTCGGGCGTCACCACGATCGTCTGCATCGGTTCGATCGCCAGCTACGTCCTCCCCCGCATCGCCACGCTCATGGCGCGCGTGTACCTCCCCGCCGACGCAGAGATCCAGCCGTGAACGACAAGGAACTGTACGAGGCGCTCGACACGGTGTGGAGCAAGTTGCCGGACGACGCCACGCAGCAGGAGTTTACGGAGGTCGTCCGCGAGCTCGTTCATGGATACTGGAAGCCCTCGATCACGATCACGGGTCGGCGCTGGTTAGGCGTGGTGGACCGTGCCTGACTGGGACAACGAGGGTGACGACCACGGTCCGGTCATTCCACTGTGGACGGCGTTGGTATTCCTCGGAGCGCTGGCGGTGCTCGCCGTCATACTGACACTTTTATCCGATCGCGCGTAAATCATCGTACGCGCGGTCCGCGAGGCCCGGCACCCTTGTGGGAGGAGGTGCCGGGCCTCGGCGTTTGCGTCCACGGGGGCCGGGGTAATCTATCCAGCGTCGGAACGTTGACGTCTCCAGGAGGACACCATGACCGAGAACGAGGGCACCACCGAACGGTTTGCCACCGTCGATGAACTTCGCGACGCGTCGGCGCAGGTAACGGGCGAGGAGGCCGCCGAGCAGGCCGGTCTGCGGGAGGCGATCCGGAACGCAACGCCGGACACGCCCGAGAACCGTGCGGCGGCCGATGACGAGAAGGCCGGTGGCGTATAGCTCTCACTTGCTACCCTGCAATCGTGATACGAAGAATGCAGGGTGGCTTTCTCACCGTCGTGTTGTGGTTCGCGGTGATCTCGATCGCCGTCGCACTGGCCGGGATACTCGGCCTAGTCTGGGAGGATGTCCAGACCGTCACCGGCCCGTGATATGCTGTGAGGCATGGGCCAACTGACACTCGTTGCCGTACTGACCGCTCTCGCTACCCACCGCCTCACGCGGTTCGTCACGCGGGACCAGTTCCCGCTGATGGCGTTGCCGCGTGAGGCGTTCGTGGTTCGCTGGTCCCGCATTCCGATCGACCCGGCCACGTCGCAGGCCGACGCGGCGCTGGTTCGACGTCACCGAAACGACACGTTCAAGCCAAAGAAGGACGGCACGGGATCGCGTCAGACGAATCTGCTGATGCACTCGCTCGCCTACCTCTGGGAGTGTGACTGGTGTGCCTCGGTGTGGGTCGGCGCACTGATCACCTTGGGCGCCTGGCACTGGACCGTACTCGGGGTCTACCCTGTCTACATCTCCGTGCTGGTGTGGCTCTCCGCAAGCACGGCTACCGGTCTGATCGCGCAACGAGAGCCAGAGTAGCGGAGGTGGGTCGTGGCCGACCGGCGACGTGACAGCCTCGCGGCGTCGGCCACGTCCATCCGCACAAGCTCGCGCGACGGACTCGACAACCTCACCGCCGCCGCGACGATCGTACATTCCACGCGCAACCTGATGATCCGGTACGACCGGTGGCAAGACGAGTCGTGGGCGTTCGCCGACGCCATCGGCGAGTATGACGCGGGTATCAACTGGCTCAGCAGCTCGCTGTCTCGGGTTCGTCTGATGGCCGCCAAGATCACGCGGGGTGGTGACGAGCCGGAGCCGATCGAGGAGGGCCCGGCCGCAGACATCATGGCCGAGCTCGCCGGTGGGCTACCCGGTCAGGCCGCGATGATGGCGGATTTCGGCGTCCACCTCACCGCGGTCGGAGACTGCTGGCTGACTGGCGAGGTACAAGACAACGGCGAGCAGCTGTGGGCCGTCCGGTCGGCCGAGGAGGTTCAACCCATCCAGGCCAAGCGCGCCGGCGGTATGAGCTTCCGCGGACTGCTTCGTCGCGAGGCGCCGACCGGCGCCGACGAGGGCACCTACCAGATCCAGGTGGACGACGGTGTGTGGCGAACCATCTCGCCGGACTCGCTGGTGTGTCGCATCTGGGAGAAGGACCGTCGGCGCAGCTGGAAGGCACGGTCGGTCGGCAAGGCGGCCATCGGCATCTTGCGCGAGATCGACCTGTACAACCGCCGCATCATCGCACTGTTGATCTCTCGACTCGCCATGAACGGCATCCTCACCGTGCCGGAGGAAATGACCATTCCGGTCCGGCCCGAGTTCCAGGACGCGCCGAACCCGCTGGTCGCGGAGCTCGTTGAGATCGCCGCGCGGGCAATCTCTGAGCCGGGTACCGCGCTAGCCGCGATTCCGATCCCGTGGCGCGTCCCGGCGCAGTTCGCCGACTCCATCAAGCACATCACCTTCCACGAACAGGGCACCCAGGCGCGAATGTCGCTGCTGGACGACCGGGATAAGGCGATCACCCGGCTTGCCCGAACGCTCCGCATGCCGCTCGAGGCGCTACTCGGCACGGGTGATTCCAACCACTGGAACGCGTGGCTCGGCGACGAGCAGTCCATCAAGATTTATATCTCCCCGCCGTCCGAGACGGTGTGTGGCGGCCTGACCGTAGGCTACCTGCACCCGCGGCTACGCGCGGCGAGCCAGCCACTCGTCGTCAACGGCGACCGCATCATCGTCTGGTACGACACCAGCGAGCTCACCGCGAAGCCCGATAAGAGCGAGCAGGCGGCGGTGCTTCACGATCGCATCGTCATCTCGGACGAGAGCTTGCGTAAGGAGTCCGGTTTCGATGAGTCCGCGGAGCCAACGCAGGAAGAGATCAAGCACCAGGCTCTGATCAAGTTGCTCGGTAACCCGCAGCTCGCCGCCGAGGCGTACGAGAAGCTCACCGGCGACAAGTTCACCCCACCAGCTCCGCCACCCGGCGCACCCGCGCCGAACGGCCCAGGCGAGGGGGGACCGTCCGGCAACGGCGCGACCGCCGCGCCGGGTGGCGGCAACACCCGACCGGACCAACCCGGCGAGGCGCCGTCGGCGAACGGCGGCCCCGGCCAGCGTCCGGTCACCGTCGTCGTGCAGAGGTGACGCGTGGAGATCGTCGCGCTGTCCCTCGCCGAGATCGACGACAGGGTCGCCGAGGCCGAGGCGCGCTTTCGCGCAGCGCTGACCAAGTCTGTCAACGCCGCCGTCCGCCGCGTTCTCAACGGCTCGCTGGTCGCGGCCGCCGATCCCGTCACACCGGGCGACGCCGACGTCGTCGTCGACACGTGGATTTCCGAGGTTGAGGGTAAGCTCGTACCGTACGTTGCCACTCTGTACTACGGTGCCGCCGACTCGGTGAACCAGTCGCTCGGAAACGGCGCGCCCGCGCCCGATGCCGCCGTGTTTCTCACTGCCGTCGTCAACCGGATCAAGGACTTCGCCACCGAACTGTGGGAGCTCGTTCGGAACGCGCTCGTGCAGGGGCTGCAGCTCGGCGACACGACGCAACAGCTCGCTAAGCGCGTCAAGGCGGTCGTCGCGGTGTCGGAGGCGCGGGCCCTGGTAATCGCCCGCACCGAGGCTCACTCCGCCCTGGAGGCGGGTGCGCTGGCCCAGGTACGCGCGGCCGGCCTAGACGGAAAGAAGGAGTGGCGGTCCACCGACGACCCGCGCACCCGGCCGACGCACGTCGCCGCCGACGGGCAAACTGTCGCGCTGGCCGAGAAGTTCGAGGTCGGCGGCGCGTTCCTCGACTTTCCGGGAGATCCGAACGTCAACGCGCCCGCGGAGATCATCAACTGCAGGTGCACGCAGCTCTTCCACATCTCCACCGACCTCACCGCGGAGGATGAGCCGCAGCCGGTAACGGCCGCCGCGGCGGACTTCGACGAGTCGAAGGTCAAGCGCGACACCGAGGGTAAGTTCGCAAAGAAGGCGAGCGCCAAGCTTCCGAAGATCTTCATTGACATGCAGGTCACCGACCTGAGTGACGCCGAGCGAAAGTCGGAGAAGAAGGGCGCCAACCCGGGCGGCATCTTCGCGCTGGATCACGACGCGCTCTACGTTAAGCAGGCTAAGACGCCGCTGCACGCCGGCAACGAGGTGCTCGCTAGCGCGCTGTACAACGCCGCCGGCGTCGAGGTTCCTCAGGTCTACGTCGCCACCGGAACGCCGGAGCTTGGCGCGTTGCAGACGTATACACACCTCGTTCCCGGCGCCGTGCCCAATCTCAAGACGAAGATGAATGACCCACAGTACCGGGCCGAGGTCTGGCGCGGGTTCGCCATGGACGCGTGGCTGGCCAACTGGGACGTCGTCGGCGCCAACCCACAGGGTGGCTACGACAACATCGTCACGGATGAGTCGGGCAACCCGGTGCGCATCGACGTCGGAGGCGCGCTGCTGTTCACCGGACTCGGCGCGCCGAAGGGTGGCAAGCTCGGCGCCGAGGCGCGCGAGGTCGACACGCTGCGTGATAAGAAGTTGAACCCAACATCCGCGGCGCTGTTCGGCGCCATGACGGAGGACGACATCCGCGCGTCCATCCAGGCGACCGTCGCGACGCTGCACCCCGACGACATCCGTAAGTCGGTGAAGGCCGCCGGACTGTTGGACTCGCTGGCCGACACACTCATCTCGCGACGTAAGTATCTGCTGGATCGCTACGGCGTCAAGGGTGTCGAGGGCGACGCGCCGACGCAGCCGGACGTCGTCATCTCGACGAAGAAGACCGTCGCAGATCCGGCCACCATCATAAAGACGGCCGCGAAGAAGGCGAAGAAGGTTGCGTCGAAGAAGACCACTGCGAAGGCTTTGCCGACCGGTGAACTTGGCGGGCAGCCACTTAAGATCACCACCGGTGTCATTTGGCCCAAGACGCCGTACGGACATATGGAGGTCATCGCCGAGTCGCCCGACGGCACCGACGTGCTGCGCTGGAACGCCGAGACGAAGAAGTATGAGGTTGCGTCTGAGGGTCTGACGACCACGGTCTACGAGTACTCGAAGAAGGAGGCGTACGCAACTCTCAAGGATCACCTGTGGGTGACGCCGTTCCCGCTGGTCGAACACCCACCGAAGGGTGACCCCGACGCCAGTTCGGACCCGCTGTCACACGTTCCGACGTGGGTTAAGAACAGCGATGCGTCGCCGCCGCCGTCGTCCGCGCAGATTCTCACAGATCTCGGGGAGTTGACGCTCGACGAGTGGTCGGCGCTTCCGACCAGCAAGCGTCACTTCCTGAAGAAGATCGCAGAGATGCAGTCCAGCGTGTTGCCAGACATGTCCGCGGCGGTGCTCGCTAAGCTCAACAAGTACGACACACAGCTGGCGAATCCACCAAAGAGCGTCGTGCCGTTGTGGCTGAAGGGCATCGGCGCGCCGCCGGCCGGCAGCCAGCCGATCCTCGACCAGATCGGTGACCTCACGATCGAGCAGTGGGGTAACCTCGACGCCGATCAGCGGCAATTTATCTACGAACTGGCGTCGAAGCAGTCTGCGTTCAACATCGCCGGTACCACCGACGTTCTTAAGAAGCTCGACGACTTCGACCTGGCACTGGGCGTTTCGTCGAAGGGAGTACCCGGCGCGGGTGAGAAGCCGCACTGGCTCGGTAGCCCGTTGATCGCGGTGCAGCCCTGGGAGGTGCTGTCGTACGCGGGCAACATCACCAAGGCCGACTGGGACAACCTCAGTGCCAACGAGCAGCAGAACTTCCAGGAGCACCTGTCTGACGCGCAGTTCGAGGACCCAGAGTTCGTACAGGGTATGATGGAGAAGCTCGTCGAGTGGGACGAGGCCGGTCCCGGCATGTCTGACATGCTCGAGCCGTCCGGTAACCTCAAGGTCTGGATGGGTAACCCGGACGCGCCGGTCGGTACGGCCGAGCAGGTGCTCGTCGACGTAGGTAAGATCAGCCTAGGTGACTGGCAGGTGTTGACGCCGGTACAGAAGGCTCACGTCAAAAAGATGGTCAGCGTCGCCGCGTTCGCCGATCAGACCAAGTCCGGCCAGATTCTCGCCGTGCTCGACGAGTGGGACGGCGTCGAGGCACCGGGTGAGTTCATCGACACCGAAACCCCGCTGGACGCCGCCATTGCCGCGGGCGTCAACTGGGATGACGTCATTGAGGACGCGCAAGTCAGTCCTGTAGATACGATACTCGCGAAGAGCGTTGGTGGTAAGTATCATGTAATCGTAGGCAACTTCAACACAATTCGGGTCGTGAACGCTGAGACTGGCTTCATCGTAGATGCGTACCCGATGGCTATTTCTCCAGACACTCTCGAGACGAACCTACACCAGTACTCAACGACGTGGGTCGCGGGTAACGTCGACGTGTCATCGCCGTTTGCGTCGCCGGTACCGGCGATCGAAAACGAGCAGACGATTAGCAACTGGCCGGGTGTCGCGCAAGCTAAGTACCAGCCGATGCAGGTCGTGGCCGTCACGCCGGACGGTAAGCACCGCATTATCAGAAACGCGGCCAACACCAAGTTTTACGTTCAGAGTAACCAGGGGACATCGGATGAGTCTGACTGGGTTGTGAGTGAGGGTGGTGCCGCCGCCATTCTCGAGACCATCGCTAAGATGGTGGCGCCGGTGTGGGAGGTGCCCGCGGGTAGCGAGCCGGTCATCTTGACCAGCATAAACGGCGACACGCCCGATAACATCACGCCGACCATCTCTGCGCCAACGCTCACGCCCACATCCGTGTCGGTGCCTAACGTCTCCGGCGACGTGTCAGGTATCTTCTGGTCTAAGAAGAAGACGATTCAGACCAGCGTCAAGGAGAGCGGGGTTCACTGGCACTCGCCGGCCGCTAAGATCTGGACCGCCATTCTTCAGGAGAAGCAGGTTCATCCCGAACTGTCACTGCTGCAGATCTTGCACATCCTCGACGAGGGCACCAAGACGAAGAAGTCGCCGACGCCCCACACGGATAAGATCAAGAAGTGGCTCACCACGTCGGCCGGTCAGACCAACGCGGCGCTCTCGGACGTTGACGACGTACTCGGTACGGCGCCCGGCGTCCAGTCGGCGACGCCGTCCGTGTCTACGCCGTCCGCGCCGTTCGGCGGCGTTGGCGAGGGTGACATCTCGGGACTTGCAGAGAAGCAGCGGCAGGACATCTACGCCGAGTTTAAGAAGCAGCCGGCGACGTACTTGAGCTCACCTCCCGCCGACGTCTGGCTCGCCGTTAAGCAGATGTCGAGCGATTACGGTCTGACGACGCTGCAGATCCTACGGGTCATCGACGATGTCGATGCAAAGAAGGTCAAGGCCGAGGATAAGCACCTCTTTGAGAAGAAGATCCTCGACTGGCTCAAGACTCCCGCGGGCGCGGCCGTCGCATCCGGCAAGCCGACGCCGAAGCCGCCGACGCCGGCGTTCTCCGCAGGTACGTCGGTCGCCGTCGCGCCGTTCGAGGAGACCTCCCACCACTCGTACATCGTCCAGTCGTATACGGACCTAAAGAAGCAGCACGACGAGCAGATGGCGCAGTACGGCGAGTGGTCGCCGTCGCAGCGTAAGGGACTGCGCGCCTACACCGGCGGCATCTACACCAGCATCAACCCATACCTGTGGGGAAAGCTCGATAGTCTCTCGCCGTCGAACACCACGGCCATGCGACAGGCGCAGCTCGGTATGCGACTGTCCACGCGGCCGATGCTGGTGCATCGAGGTGTCGGCTACCGCGGCGTCGGCGGGGCGAACAGCCACGCGCAACTCGAGCAGATGGTTGGCCAGACGTACCTCAGCGAAGGCTTCAGTTCGGCCAGCTACGGAGATACCGAGGCGTTTTCCAGCAAGCAGGTCACCGTCGAGATCGAGGTACCGCCGGGCACACCCATGGCGTTCGTAGACCTGATCACCCAGAGTCCCGGGGAGCACGAGGTATTGCTGGCCGCCGGACTGCACTTTAGGATCATCAAGGTGTCGAAGAAGGGCAGCAAGTCTGTCGTACGCGTGAGGGTGGTGCCGGCGCCGTGACCGACCCGCAGGACTTTGGCTTCGCGTTGAACACGCTGGTCGAGGCAGCACGCGGCATGACCGACGCGGAGGCGCGTGACTTTCTCGTCACCGGCGTGCCGTACTGGCAGCGTGTCAACACCGCACCTGCGGTAGTTGGTGACCGGCAGGGACTGACTGATGAGCAGATCGACGGCATTCTCACGTCGGCGCTGCTGCCCGGCGACCCGCACACCGGCGCCATGGTCGCGCTCGTCCCGCGATCGGAGGACGCCGCCCGACTGGCCGTGGATGGCGGGGAGGACGTCGAGCAGTTGCACCTGACGCTCGCGTTCCTCGGTGAGGCCGCCGACGTACCGGACGAGGCGCGCGGCGAGGTCATCGAGCGCGCCCTCGCGCACTTCGTCGACCAGCTGCCGATCACCGGCACCGGGTTCGCGGTGGCAGAGTTCAACCCACTGGGCTCTGATCCGTGCTGTGTACTGATCGTCGGTGACGACACGGGGCGACTCGAAGCGGAGCAACACTTCGTCTGCGACTTCATCGTGACGATACCCGGCTGGATGCCGCCCGACCAGAGGTCCCCCTGGGTCCCACACATTACTCTGATGTACGTCGACCCGGCGGACATCGACGTTAAGGAGCTGTCCTTCCTCACCGGACCTGTGATCTTCGACCGGGTGCGCGTCGCGTTCGGCGGTGAGGTCGTGGACGTTCCGTTGATGTCAAGTCTCGTGGCTGCCGAGACGTTTCACCTACAGCATCAGCAAAAAGATCACGGTCGTCGGTACACCGCCGGTGCCGATCTGCTGAGTGATTTGACGAAACTTGCTCACTCCGCAGTTGCTTATCGAGACGCACATCGTCGAGATTATGAAGATCCTAACGATCCGTACGGTCCACGCCCCGACTTACTGCTTCACGGTATCGCCGTCGAGCAACACTTTGACGGCGAACCCAAGGTGGTTAGCGCCGCGGAGCTTGATGAGTTGATCGCCTCGGGGCAACCGGAGCTGTGGCGCGGCGTAAAGGCACGTGAGAGTGGTCGAACGGCTGCCGACATCAATGAAGAGTTGCGTAACGGTCCGGTGTACTACGGCGCCGGGATATACGGTAACGGAGTGTACACGGCATTGCGTGAAAACCACGCACACGCGTTCTCTGACGGCACAACTGGCGCGGTGAGTCGTATGACACTTCGACCCGACGCCCGCGTCGGTGATTATGAGGAGATTCGACGTGAGTGGTCGTCCTACGCAAACGGCATCCAAGATCCAACTGTGTATGACTTTATGGGTGACCCGGGTCGGTACGCGGCGGCGCGAGGCTGGGATGCGTATGTTACGCCCGAGCAATCCATCGTTGTGTTGAATCGAACGGCGCTTGTGATCGAGGAGGCGAAAACGTGACACCTGAGTTGTCCCAACGACTGGGTCGCGCTCTCGGCACACACTCGGTGACGGTCGCCGAACGCGAGGCCGTCGTCGCGGCGAGTCGTACGGCCAGTACGTGGGCAGATTTGTCGAGCGTGATTCGTTCCTTGGTGATCGAAATCGAAAATCGCACGGTTATCACATAGTGCTACCCTACCGTCTAGGAGGTGCGCCGTGCCGTGGAGCGTCGTGAAGAGGGGCGCGGAGTGGTGCGTCGTTAAGAGCGCCGACGGCAAGACGGTTGCCTGCCACGACAGTCAAGAGTCGGCAGAGGCGCAGCGCCGGGCGCTGTACGCGAACGAGGGTGACATGAGTGCCGATACGTTGACCGCCGCGGAAACCACGATGAACTTCCTCGTAGATGACCCGAGTGCGTGGGAGGGCATCCTCGGCATCGAGGGCGTTGAGGGCGGTAGTGGCCGTCAGTTCGCGCACAACTCCCTGATCTTCGACAGCACCGTGGACGGTCGGATGCCGCTAGACTGGCAGAAGGTCTACAGCCACGGCGGCACCAACGACGAGACGGTACGTGTCGGCACCGTTCACCTCATCTGGCGTGACGGACCTGTGCAGCTCGAGGGCTTCGACGAGCCGGTCATGCTCATTCGCGGTGAGGGCAACTTCGACCTCGGCGGACCACCGGACGACGACGCCCACGAGGCGTTTCGCCGCGCCGATAAGGGCACGCTGAACGGCATGTCTATGGTCGTCGACAAAATCAAGGACGCGGACGTTGAGGCCGTGTACCCGGTTGCCGCCGCGCCTACGACGGAGTCGCTGGCCGAGGGCGACGTCGTATCCATGATCTTCGGTAAGCCAGAGAAGGAGATTTATCACCGGGGTCGCGTACGCGGCGTGGCGCTGGTCGAGTATCCCGAGTTTACCGAGTCTCGGGTCACTCTTAAGTCGAAGAACCGTGCCGTCACCGGCGCACCCGAGCCTCGCCGGTCGCCGACCGGTGCGTACGCGCTCGGCGACGAACACTTCGCGACCGTTAGCGACGGACCGTGGAACGCGCCGGTGCAGATTCGCCGACTGGCCGGTGACCTGAGGTTGACCACCGCGGTGCGCGCGTTCGCCACGATCGGACACTTCGAGTCCGGCCAGGTGGCACGCGACCAGTGCGCGCTGCTACACCACGAGATCGACGACAACGGCGTACCGGGCGCGGCCAACGTTACCGCGATCACCGCAGCGCTGCGCGCCTTGAGCGTGTTTAAGCTACCAGCCGAGCGTGCCGAGGCCGCCCGGGCTCACCTACTGCGACACCTGGAGGCCGCCGGTATGGCTCCCCCGATCGACGCACCGGCGACTCAGCCTCTGACCGCCGCGGCTCACGTCATCACCATCCCTGACCTACCGCCCGCCTCGTGGTTCACCGAGCCGGTCGACGTAGACCAGCACGGCGCGCTGACGGTCACCGACCAGGGGCGTGTCTACGGCTGGCTCGCACCGAGCAACGTGGCGCACCGGTCGTTCCAAGATCGCAGTGTGTACGCGCCACGGAATGTCGACTACACACGGTTCCTCGGCGGGGAGACCATCGTCGCCGGCGGCAGCCGCGTCATCACCGGCCCGATCACCATGGAGTGCGGCCACGCCAACCCACACGACTCGCGTCGCGCCGACCTCAACTGGGCGCCCGACCACTACCACAACACGTGTTCGGTGGTCGCGTCTGTCACCATCGGTGAGTCGGCGCGCGGTACGTGGGTCGCCGGCGCGTTGGTCGCCGGCGTCACACCCGAGCAGATCACTCGGATGATGACGTGTCGACTGTCCGGCGACTGGCAGCCGGTCCGTGACCAGCCCGGTCGCCGTGAGCTCGTGGCCGCGCTGCTCGTACCTGTGCCGGGCTTCCCACTGGCTCGAAGCGCCCCGTCCGTTCGGGTGGATAACGGTGAGCTCGTCGCCGCGTCCGTACCCGTTCGCGTCGTGCGTCACGACGAGGATGTGGACGTCGATCAGGCACATCGAGATGCCGAGCGCGCCGCGTATCAGGCGGTCGTCGCGAGCATGCAGCGACGCATCGGTCGCACGCCGGCCGACAAGATCGCCGCACTCGCGCTACGCGTGCACGGCGGTACGGCGACGCTCGACGCCGAGACGTTCCACAAGGGTCACGCCGACCAGGACAGTCACGGCAACTGGGCGCGCAAGGTGGGCGACGCCGTGGACCGAACCCTCGCCGGACTCGGAGACGTGATGTTCCAGCAGCCCAAGGAGGACTTCGAGTATCCACACACCGGCGAACTTCCAGCGCCCGGACGATTTGACAACGAGCCATTTCCGACCGCCGAGAGGCACAAGGAACTGATCTCTGACGTGGTCGATCGGTTCGATCTGTCGGCGCGGCAGAAGCTTCGACTACGTCAGTCCGACTGGAGCCGTGACATTACGCGAGCGGCCTCGCAGGGTGAGTGGGATTACGTGAAGAAGCTCCTGAAGAAGTCGGGTGTCGCACGCAACATAGAGGAGGACTGAGATGTGTGGATGCAATAAGTCGAAGGTCGCGGTCACCTCGGTGCAGCTCGCGCAGCAGGAGGCCGACGCCCGCGCGGCGCAGGATATGCCGCTGACCCAGGTGATGCGAGAGCGTCGCGACGCCGCGCAAGCCAGCGTCGCCGCAGCTATCGCCAACTCCCGTTCGTAGGACGTCGTCCGTATCGTTTGACACTCGGCCCGGTACCGCACTATGCTGGTACCGGGCCGACCATGTCATAACGATGTACTCGTGATAGGTGGCTCACCGTGCCCAAGAACACAGGACCCGTTCAGCGCCCGGAGGACATCACCGCGCTGACCGCGGAGGAGCTGGCCGCTCTTGAGACGGCGGCCACCCAGGAGTTCGACGCCGTAACCGGCGATCCCGCCATCGACGCAACCGGCATGGCGCGTGCCTCCGAGCTTGTGGAGATCGTAGAGGCAGCCCGCGCCGACGGCGTCCGTCGTACCCAGGAGGCCGCGCAGCGTGCCGCCGAACTCGAGTCCATGCGCGGTCGCATGACCGTTCCGGAGCCGGAGGGCGGCGACGGCGAGGGTGACGCCGAGGGCGAAGGCACGGAGGGTGGATCCGACGGCGGCGCCGGCGCTCCCGTTCCGGCCGGCGCGGTGGTCGCCGGCGGCGCCACGACCCAGCCGGTCCAGGCTGTGCGGAAGCTCAACCCGTCGCTCGCCGACGCCCAGCGTCTCGCGCCGAAGGTCACCGCGCCTCGTCGGGAGTCCGCGCTGATCGCGTCCTCGGACATCCCGGGGTTCCCGACCGGCGGCAAGCTCGACGGCATGAACGGTCTCGTCGCCGCGATGCAGGCACGCGCCAGCGCCCTGCCGATCTCGCACACCGAGAGCGGCAACTGGGAGGAGGCGCCGCGCTTCCCCATCGCGACGATCCAGCGTGAGTTCAAGTACAAGATGGACCTGAGCGCGACGCCGGCGCAGATCAACGAGGTACTTACGGCCGCGACCAACCCGGACGTGCTCGTCGCCGCCGGCGGCTGGTGCTCGCCGTCCGAGATCTCCTACGACTTCTTCAACGTCGTGTGCGAGGACGGCATGCTCGACCTCCCCACGATCGGCATCAACCGGGGCGGCATCCGCTGGCCGATCTCGGCCTCGTTCGGCGACCTGGTCGGAAACGCCGCCATGTGGACGTGGACCGAGCTGCAGGACGTCGCGGCCGTCACCGGCACCGGCGCCGGCACCAAGACCTGCGCCCGAGTGCCGTGCCCGACGTTCGACGAAGAGCGCCTGCAGTGCGACGGCATCTGCCTCACGGTCGGTAACCTCACCGAGGACGCCTTTCCTGAGCTGATCGCGAACCACACCCGACTGCTGTTCGCGGCGCACGCGCACAAGATGAACGGCCGGTACATCACCGCGCTACTCGCCGAGTCCGGCACCGCGATTACCGGCATGGGCGCCGCGGGTTCGGGCGTCGTCGCCCCGGTGCTCGGCGCGATCTCGCTCGCCGCGATCGACTACCGCGACAAGTACGCCATGTGTGAGGATGCGGTGCTCGAGGTCATCCTGCCGCGCTGGCTGCGGGCGGCCATGCGGTCCGATCTTCGGAAGCGCGGTGGTGACTACGCGTACCTCACGGTCGCGGATGCGGCGCTGATGAACATGTTCGACATGGAGAACGTCCGCGTCCAGTGGGTCAACGACTGGCAGGTCCGGACGTCCGGATTCCCGGGTCAAACTTCGCCGATTGTGGTCTGGCCGACCACCGTGCAGTTCATGATCTTCGCGCCGGGAACGTTCGTTCTCGGCCGCGGTCTGCGGCTGAACCTGGGTGTCATCCGCGACTCCGTTCTCAACGCCACCAACGACCACACCGGCATCTGGCAGGAAGAGTGCTGGCTGATCGCGAAGATGGGTCACGAGTCCCGTCTCTACACCGTTCCGATCTGCCCGGACGGCACCGTCGGTGCCATGGACCTCACTGCCTGTGGCGTGTAGTGGTCGACACAACGGAATCTGAGGCGAGCGGCGGGAGGTGAGGCGACGTGGTTAACGCACGACTACACGTACCCGCGCCGAACTTCACGCCGCTGCCGTACGGGCTGTTCTCGGCCGTACAGTGGCGCGACGACGCCGACCCGCACTGGCGGCTCGGTATCACGTATGAGCCGCTGTGCGGCGGTGTGGGTACGACGTACGAGGGTTGCTTCTCCGTCACCGGCAGCGGGGGACCACCTCCGCCACCACCGGCGAAGACGTCCACCGGTGACTTTACGCGTCGCGGCGCCACGGCGTTTACCGTGTACTCTGACATCGACTGCTCGGCACCTGGTTTCTGGGATCGCGCGGAGAGCGCCGCGATCGAACTCGTGGGACGCGCCGAGCAGCGTCAGGTCGAGCGTGCGCTGTGGACCGGCGTCGCCGGGCTACAGCCCGTTGTCTACCCGCACCTCGCCGAGGACACCGCGTTCATCGAGAACGACGGCCAACCGGGATCTGTGACGCTCCAGACCGCCGCGACCGTCGTTACCGGTAGCATTCTCGACGTCGTCGAGGGTCTCGGCGTACTCGAGGAGCAGCTCGCCCTGTGCTA